ACCTGGGCGGGGTGTCGCTCAAGCTTTCCCCGTACTGGCAGTACAAGTGGTGGGTGGTGCTGACGGAGCTGTGGCTGGATCGACCGGCGCCGGAAAAGGCGTAGAGAAGCCCTGAGCGCCCCGTAGGCGCCCGTTCAACCCCCGGTCGGCCAAACTGGTCGGCCGGGGCCCGTAGAGGGAAGGAGAGATACTGTGGCGACCGCTTCCGAAGATGACCCTTTCGTGCTGTACCGGCTCCTACATAAGGGGGCATTATGTTCCGCGAGCCTCCACCGGCAGGGGTGCCGACGGGCGCCGACCCCCGAGCGCTCATGGACCGATGGAAAGGTCTGGAAAGCAACCGAAATCCCCCAGGCAGTTGCGGCGGCAGCTGCGCGGGAAATCGAGGAAGAGACTGGTATTAAGGTCAGTGCTCGGTGTTCTGTCTGCGGGAGCCTTGAGCGCGTCGGCCCCCAGGTAGCTCTAACCCCGGAATTCCGCAAGCCAAAGACAAGAACCACTGATCGACTGCGGAGTGGTGACGTCGTGATTTACGACGGACTGCATCTACTTTTAACGGGAAATCCCGAGGTCACCACCCCCAACCCCAACGACCGTCGCCACGTTGTCTACCACTGGGAATGTCAGGCAATCAATCTGACGGACGTACACGCGGAGGGACGCAGGCCGCTGTACTATCTCGACGCAACCCACTATCTCCACTCTCACGTGTTCAAGGACGGGCGTTGGGGGGCTGGTCCGGAGGATGAGTGGAGTATGCATGCCACCCCCTCCTATCGCTGGACTGTCGCAACATGACGGCTACTTCATCTATTCCCGGTCGGCCAACCGGTCGGCCGGGGTCCTAAGAGGACAGGAGAGAGGCTATGGAGAGTCCCGAGCGCACCGCGTGGACCATCGCGTGGGAAGCCGCCGGACGCTTCGACAACTTCGAAGAGTTCATGGAATGGGCCAAGAACCAGCAGGAAGTTCAAATCTTCTACCGGCACCCTGCCGGGCAGAAGGCCGTCACGGTCGAACCGATCGCAGACGCCGTGGCGGAGTACAAGCCGTCGGTGTACGTCACCACCAACGGCGACGAGTACACCCACATCTCCGAAAACGGCGGCTCGCGTACGCTGTGCGGGACGTACGCCGAAGGAATCGCCGACCGGGTCAGCGAAGAAGCCGTGTTCTGCCCGGACTGCGTTGTGCCCGAGTGCCCATGGATCATCCGGCCCGCAACGCTCGAAACGCCGGATGAGTACTGCGGGTTGCCCATTGAGTGCGTGGGTGACGACTACTGCCCGGACCACCAGCACAAGGCAGACGAGATGGCCGATAGGGAGGAGGGGGCCGACGGTATCGCGTCAGACGAGCAGTGGGCCGAAGCCCTGGCACTGCTGGACACCAGCCGTTGCCCCTACCCGCTGTCCAAGCGGATGGTGGCCGCGCTGGCGAGCCGTGACCCGGAGACCATCCGTGAGGCGGCCCAATGGGACCTCTCGGACGACGACGGCGAAGCCCCGACGCTCAAGGCGGCTGACTGGCTGCTGGGCGAGCTGACGCGGATGTGGGAAGGTCGCACCCACATGTCATACTCCGAGCACTGCCACCACATCATCGGCTTGGACCCGGAGGACACCAAGAACCACGTCATGCCGTGCGCTGTCTGCGGAAGTGGCGCGCACACAGCCTGCCAGCACGTACCCTACTGAGCGCCCCTCTAGCGCCCTTTCAACCCCTGTCTGGCCACCGGCCCGGCGGGGGCTTTTTCGTGCCCGTAGAGGGCCGTACAGCGCTCCCAGCGGACGGGATGATGAGTGACGACCAAGACGCGAATCCTGGTACAGCCCTTATGTATAGGTAGTAAGTACCTAGAAACAGTCTCAGTTCATCACTCATCACCCGGCTTCGCCTGCTGTCGGTGCAAATCTCCTGCTCTCTGGACAGGTAGAGACTCATCTACCCAGAGAGGGCCGACCATGGCCGCTGTACGCACTATCCAGCGCGGAGGATCCCGTTTCTATCTCGACCCGGACCGGCCGGAGATCAAGCTTCCCGGGGTGACCAGCGTCATTGGGATGCTGCCGAAGCCGTTCCTTCAGCACTGGGCCGCGAAGATGACCGCCGAACTCGCCGTCGACGCGCTGCCGTTCGTCGCGCAGATGGCCGAGCGCGATAGGTCCGGCGCCGTCGACTACCTTAAGGGTGCCGCCCGCCGGTACACCGCCATTCGCGCCGACATCGGCAGCAAGGCACACGATCTGTTTGAACGTATGATCAGGGGCGACGCCGTCGGCCATGTTCACCCCGACGTGGAGCCGTACCGCCAGCAGTTCGCCGACTTCCTCGCCGCCGTGAACCCCGAGCTGGTCGACGCCGAAAACGTCGCGTGGAGCGACAAGCACGGGTACGCCGGATCCTTTGATGCGATTCTGCGCGTGTGGCTCGACGATGAGAACAAGCCGACCCCGGATCGCTCCGGAACCCCGGCGCTGATGATCGTGGACTGGAAGACGTCCCGCGACACCTACCCGGAAGTTGCGTTGCAGATGGCTGCGTACGCCTACGCGGATCGGATCATCGCGCCGGACGGCAGCACGCGCCCCATGCCGGACTTCGATGGTGCGGCGGTACTCCACATCACGCCGGAGGGTTGGGCGTTCAAGCCCGTCCGCATCGACCCGGACGTCTTTGAGTTCTTTGTGACGCTGCGGCGCATCTTCGACTGGGACCGAGATGTGTCCAAGACCGTGATCGGGCGCGCGATTGCGAAGTCCAGCGGCAAGCTCGTGACCGGCACCCAGCGACGCGGCAAGTAACTACCTTCACCCAAATTTGGGTGAAGGTGCACATCACACCTTGGGAGTACTGCATATGGGTATCTATGGTCAGGACTGGTCTAGCTATCAGGATTCCGCCCCCGACACCAGCGGCCTCAGCTTCGCGTTCATCAAGGTGACTGAGGGGCTGTCGTATACCAACCCCGAGTGGACCAGCCAGCGGGACACCGCGCGTGGTGCCGGTCTCGTGGTCGGCTACTACCACTATCCGCACATGGTCAACGACCCGCAGGCGGAGGCGGATCACTTCCTGTCGGTGGCTCAGCCTCAGCCCGGCGAGGTGATCGTTCTCGACTGGGAGGGTTACGACAGCGCCAACTCTGGTGTGTCGCATGCCGATCAGCTCGCCTACAAGGAAGCGTTCCTGCGCTACGTCAAGGGCAAGATGCCGAACAACCCGGTCGGCATGTACTGCAACGTCGACTACTGGCGGAACGTCGACACCACCGGCTATTTCGCCGACTTCCTGTGGATTGCTACCGCTGGGCGCTCCGCTGGCGACCCCGGCATTTCGGCGAACTGGCTGTTCCACCAGTACAGCGACAGCCCGGTTGATTCCGACTACTGCAACCTCGACAGCACGGATGCACTGCGAAACTGGGTGCAGTCGTTCGCGGCGCCGTCCGACGCTGGTCCGGCGTGGCCCGGTGAGTACCTGAGCGTACGGACCCCGATGCTCCACGACGACACCACGCGAACGTGGCAGCAGCGAATGCACGATCGGGGCTGGAACATTGCCGTCGACGGTTGGTACGGCAGCGCAAGTGCCGCTGTCTGCAAGGCATTTCAGACTGAGAAGAGTCTGACGGCGGATGGTGTGGTCGGCCCGGCTACGTGGTCGGCGGCGTTCCGTGCGGACAACGTGACCTGAAAAGCTCAAATTCCTTGCTCTCCAGGATAGTTAGAGAAACCCCGACTTTCCTGGAGAGAACATGCACGAGCGAGTCAAGCTGTCCGAGGCGCAGATTATGGACACCCTGCGGGAGGTGGTGGCGGAGCAGCCGGACTACGTGTACGCGGCGCCGCAGCACATGGCGCGTCCGAACGTTGAGTCGTGCTTTTACGTCCACGCGGACGCTGACAGTACGAACATCCGGCCCGGCTGTCTGGTGGGGGCGGTACTGTACCGGCTTGGCGTTCCGCTGGAGCGACTTGCGGCGCACGAGGGTACCGGCGCATCCTGCGTGACGTCGGTGCTGGTGAACACCGACGATCGCGCGGTGGCGGTGCTCGATTTGGCGCAGGGTGCACAGGACAAGGGCTCGACGTGGTCTGAAGCGCTTGCGCACGCAGAGCGAGTCTTGCCGACGCTGTACATCTAAGAGAACGCCCCCGGTGACTTCGGTTGCCGGGGGTTTCTGCGTTTCCGGGCAAATTCCCTGCTCTCTACATAAGGCAGAGAAGGAACGAGCCTGAGGAGGCAGCGAGTTGGCACTACGAATTTTCGAGACCGACCCCGAGAGCAAGCCGAAGCCCAGGTTTACCGACGACGCCGTTGGCCGCTTCTACTCAGGCCGGTCTGTCAACAACCTGCCTGAGTCGCTTGAGAACTGGCGCGTGATGACCGGCGACATGGCGGTCGCCAACGACGTTGCTCACCGGCTCGGCGGCACACCGGAGGAGACCGACAGCGCCAGCGAACACTTCATCGAGGTGCTGACCGAGGCGCCAAAGGTTCTGGTCGTGGTCGACGCCGAGTCCGGCTATTACTCGGATATGAAGCTCTGGAACCGCAGCAAGCTTGTCCATCATTGTGACGGCGTGGAGTTCCTGTCGCCCGATGATAAGGCCGGTAAGCCCTGCGGTTGCCCCTCGCTGTTCGCCGAGCGCAAGCAAGCGGCGCGAGACTTCATGGGGCCGTCGCCGAGCATCACCATCCGGTTCCGACTTGCTGACGACTATGAGCTCGGCGAGTTCAAGTTTCAGACCGGTTCGTGGTCGCTGGCGGAGGTTGAAGGCGAAGTCCTCGACAACCTGTCCCGCATCGGTGGCGAAGTGCTCTGTGAGCTGTCGCTTGAGCTAGTCGAGTACAACACAAAGAAGGGCCGGGCCGTCAGCTACCGCAAGCCCGTGCTAAAGGCGCTCAAGTCCTACACCCGCTGAATCCAGGAGAGAACACATGGCCTTCTACCTCGTGACCCGCACCGACGACCTCGATTACAACCAGTACGACGGCATGATCGTCCGCGCCAGCGGCCGCAAGCAGGCACTTGCGCTCGTCACCCGGGGCCCCGGTGATATTCCCTTCGCTGGCTTCGCTAAGGACGGCTCGAACGCCCGGGTGGAGAAGCTGGAAGACGGCAGGGAGCACAAGAACGCTGTTCTGCTGGCTAGCTTCATCGGGTCGTGACGGCCGAAGCGCTGCGCGAGCTGACAGACGATCAGATCTGGGGTCCGCTGTGGTGGTGGTCACCGGATCTGCGTCTCGCGGTAATTCACGAACGGCGCCGCCGATTCGGGTGGGACGACGGAGAGAGAGAAAATGGCTAAGGCAGCGAAGAACACCAAGACGGTAATCACGGAGACGGTGACGCTGGAGCTTTCCGCGCATGAGGCAGAGGCTCTGGCGGCAGTACTTCGCCGAGTGGCCGGAAGTCCGGATAGCAGCCCCCGAAAGCTCACCAGCGGGGTTCTCAACGCGCTCCGCATCGCTGGAGTTCGGGACATACAGTACAGCACCGGGTTCCGACTGGGGATTTCAGATCTTCGACACTCGGCGGATTTGATCACTGTCGATTCCGCTGTCACCTTCAGCGAGTATCCGGGGACGTGGAGCAAGGCGGAGCGCGGAGAGGGCAACTGACGTGGCAAAGCGCGGAGTTGTCACCGACTATGCCGGTGAGGAACTATACGCCGGTGACCTTGTGGCCTACGCCGCACGACAGGGCAACCGGGTCCGCATGAGCGACGCACTCGTGCTGAAGGTCACGGCGGTGCTGGAGGGTGGCAGGCTTCGCCCGATGCTCCACGTGCAGCCGACTGGCACGGAATCGGGCTTCACCCGGCGCAAGACGATGCGGAGCGAGTGGATTGCCGCCGAGCATGTCCGGCTGATCGAGTCGCAGGTTGTAGGGCAGTAAGTCGTAGGGCCGGACCGTACCCGCTGTGGTGCAGTCCGGCCCTTTTGGCTACCCACCTTCACCCAAATTTGGGTGAAGCTAGAAGGGGTTACGTGTACATCTGGTTTTTCAACGCGCTGGTGGTGGGCTACCTCATTGGCCTACTGGTCGGAAGGGGGATGCGACGTGGCTAGGTGCGAGCTATGCGGGGCCGACAAGCCACCGGAAAGCTTCCTCGCTGGCAAGGCACGCAAGCCTAGCCGTGCATGCGCAAGCTGCCGGAACAAACGGCGGGCACGACACATCAAGAACTACTACCGGGCGCTGCCGCCGGACAAGCGCCACACGCTGACACACAAGCGGCGGGCGGAAGCCTACGGCGTGGAACACGAGGAATACAGTCGGACCGACATTCTCCGGCGCTGGAACTACCGGTGTGCATACTGCGGGGATCGCGCGACGCACCTTGACCATGTCGTTCCGCTGTCGCGTGGCGGGGCCGACGTTGAGTCAAACATCGTGCCTGCGTGCGCGAAGTGCAATCTGTCGAAGGGTGCGAAGACTCTTGACGAATGGGGGTGCGGTGAAGCATCCGCATGACGACGATGAGCTGTTCATGGTCGTGCTCTTCGGGATGATGCTGCTGATGTTCCTCACCCTCTGCGTAGCGGAGAGCGCGCAGCCCTAAGTTTCACAAATTCCTTGCTCTCAAGGGTTACCGAGAGGGAGGAAAAACCATGCAATTTGCAGATGTGCTCGCCCGCTTCACCAGCGTCACGGAGGAGGCGGACGGCGGATACCTTGCGTTGTGCCCGGCACACCCGGATTCCCGTCCGTCCCTTCGCATTTGGCGCGGGGATGACCACAAGGTTCGGCTCACCTGCCGCGCCGGATGCGAGACGGATTCCGTACGCATCGCCGCCCGGTTGAACTGGACTGACCTGTTCGACGCTGAAGGCCCGGGGCAGACCGTCCCGCGTGAGCGTCCCTCGCTGGTCGGCCCTGGCCCAACTGCCGCGCTGGCGCAGTACGTTGATGAGACGCAGGTGAGGCTTCACAGCTTCGCGGAGGAGGGTGCTGCGGCTGCACGGCATTACCTCTGGGAGCGCTTCGGGGTCGGTGGCGAAACTGCGTACGACTTGGGTATCGGGTACACCTGCGATGCCCAAATGCCGTATCTCTCAAGGGCGTTCACGGCGTACCGGCGAGTGACGGTTCCGTTCTACGACTTCAACGGCGTGGCCCGTGGCCTTCAGGGGCGCGACCTGACCGGCAAGTGCCCCGGTCGGTGGGTTGGTCTCATGAACCCTGACGGCCAGCGATGGGGGCAATACGGCGTCTTCCGGGGGCAAGGTGGCTATGGGGTCACACTGGTCACGGAAGGGCCCGGGGATGGGCTCACGGGCGTTGCCGTCGGCTACGACGTCGTCATGGTTCGTGGCGCCTCGCTGGTCAGCTCGCCGGAATTGCTGGCAGAACTGGCCGACGGTCTCAAGGGGTCGCACGTCATTGCGTGTGGCGACAACGACGAATCCGGGCTTCGCTTCAATCGCGTGCTCGCTGAAGGGCTGAAGTCGCACGGAATCACCGTTCACGCACTTCGGATCCCCGACTTCGGGCCGAAAACCGATCTTACGGACTGGCGCGAGCAGGATCCGGCCGCATTCCCCGCAGAGCTCCACAGCGCGGTGAAGGCTGCGCGGCCCATTCTTGATGCTTCCACCGAACGGGCCGAGGCTGTCGCTGCCGACGTGGCCGAGAAAACCGGCGTCGTCAGCGTAGACAGCGCACAGGGCCGGGATGCGCTGGAGAAGTTGCGGGAACTCACCGTTCAATATGGCGAAGCGAGCGACATGCTGAATGCCGCCGCGCTGGTCGCGTGGACCGATGGCCGTATTCGGTTCGCGCCGGGTCTGGGCTTCTATGTGTGGAATGGTCGGGTCTGGGAGCACAGCGAAGTTGGTGTGCGCCAGGAAATCCACCGGATGGGCGCCGCTCTCATGCTTTCCGGTAGTGAGGACGGCCGGAAAGCTTCGCGCGGCTTTACCATGCGAAAGCAGATCGACAACCTGCTGAAAGAGTTGCGGGCGGTTCCCACGGTCCAGGTGAGCGCTTCGGCGTTCGACGCACAGCCGGACTTGCTGAACTTTCGCAACGGCACGGTGGATCTCCGCACCGGGAAGATCCGACCCCACGACAAGCGCGACATGCTGACGTACTGCCTCGACATTGACTACCGGCCGGACGCCGAGTGCCCGCGCTGGGAAACGTTCCTCGAAGAGATTTTCCCGGGCATGCCCGACCTTCCCGCGTACATGCGGCGGCTGATCGGGTACGGCATCACCGGCCACACGTCCGAGCAGTGTTTCGCTGTGCTGTGGGGCAAGGGCGCCAACGGAAAATCAGTGCTAACCGACACCCTCACGTCCGTGTTCCGCAGCGTCACCAAGACAACCCCGTTTGCCACTTTTGAGGAAAAGCAAAGCGGCGGCATCCCCAACGACGTTGCCGCGCTAAGGGGTTCGCGGCTGGTGATGGCCAGCGAGGGGGAGAGCGGCAGGCCCATGGGTGAGGCTGTGCTCAAGCGGTTGACCGGCAAGGAAATGGTCACGGCGAGGTTTCTGCGGCAAGAGTTCTTCGAGTTCAAGCCCCGGTTCCTCATCATGTTGGCGACCAACCACAAGCCGAGGTTTCGCGGGCAGGACGATGGTCTCTGGCGCCGAGTGAAGATGGTTCCTTTCACGCGCTTTTTCGACGTCCATGAGCGTGACTATGGCCTTGACGTCAAGCTGATGGCCGAGGCTGAGGGGATTGCAGCGTGGGCGGTGCGCGGAGCCGTGGAGTGGTACCGGGAAGGGCTCAACGACCCCGGCGTGATCACGCAGGCAAGCAAGGAATACCGCGAGACCAGCGATGCACTTGCCGGATTCTTCCCCGGTGTGCTGGAGCCGTCGTCGGACGAATGCCGTCTGCTGGGGAACGCCGCTTTCAATCTGTATCTCGAATGGTGTGAGGCCGAAAACCTGCCGATGAAGGAACGTTGGCGACGCCAGACGTTCTACACGGCCCTTGAAGAACGTGGCATCACCAGGAAGAAGACGAAGGATGGCATCACGCTGTTTGGCGTGCGCGAGGTGAGCCAAAGTCCGAACGCCACCGGTCCCGGCATCTTCGCGAAGTAACCCGGCTGTTCAGGCCCGTACCCAGATGTGGGTACGGGTCCCTTCGTATGGGAGAGAACATGCGCACCTATCCGCACCTTGTTGCCGGTGAGACCGTTCGGGTCTACGTGCCGGAAGACGCCATGGATCTGGACATTTTCCTTGACTGGGTCCGTGCTGCTGCCAAGTTGGGCCCGATATCGCTGGACACCGAGACGACCGGGCTCGACATCTACAGCCCCGGATACCGGCTTCGCATGGTCCAGTTCGGTACCCGCGACACCGCCTACGTCATTCACTGGGAACGTGGCGGCCGCTTCGTGCAGGCAGCACTGACTGCGCTTCACAACGTGCACCGGTTCCAGATCCACAATGCGCCGTTTGACTGGCTGGTTTTGGACAAGCACGCGGGGATTCCGCTGGAGTCGTTGGCGCCGCGAACCACCGATACACAGGTGCTTGCCAAGCTGATTGACCCGCGTCAGCCCCAAGAGGGCGGCATTGGGAGCGCTCTCAAGCCGCTTTCGGCGCACTACATCGACCCGGCAGCACCGGACACCCAGGGGGACCTCACGGCGGTCTTCCATACCCTCGGCCTCACGAAGGAAACCGGGTGGGCAGGGACTCCGCTGGAACACCCAATTTTCAACCTGTACGCGGGACTTGACGTCATTCTGACCGCGCGTCTCGCGCCCCGCCTGATTGCCTCCCTGGACCACCTCGGCGTACGCCCGGAGCTCCGCCAGTACGAGCACGAGATAGCCCGGATCTGCGCGCACATGCAACGGCGTGGCATGGTACTGGACGCAGGCTACACGCAGGGGCTGGACGCCACCCTTGCCGCCGAGTCGGAAGAGTTCGCGCGCGTAGCAGCCCGATACGGGGTCGAGAACGTCAACTCCACCAAGATGATCGCCGAAGCTCTCGCAGGCATGGGGGAGACCTTGACGGAGCGGACGGCCAGCGGCGCTGTCAAGGTCGACAAGGCGGTTTTGCTCTTGCTGGCGGACATGGACTTGCAATGGAAGCGCCTTGGGGCTCGAAAGCCAAATCCCTTGGCCGAAGCGGTGCTTCGCAGCAAGCGCGCGGGCAAGTGGCGCACCACCTACGTACGGACGTTCCTCAATAGCGCCGACGCTGCGGGACGGGTGCACCCGAACATACAGAGCCTGGCTGCCAGGACAGGACGTATGTCCGTGACCGGCCCGGCACTCCAGACCCTTCCTTCCGGGGATTGGATGATCCGTCGGTGTCTGCTGGCCGAGGAAGGCCACGTCATGATTTCGACGGACTTTCAGGCGATCGAGATGCGCGTACTGGCGGCGCTGGCGGATGTCCGCAAGATGAAGCACGGATTCCAGAATGCCGACAGCTACCCGAAGGAGGAGTACCCGGACGGGTTCGACATCCATATGTACACGGCGCGGCTGATCAAGGGCCCGAATGCCACCAAGGGGCAGCGCAAGACTTTCAAGGGTGCCGGATTCGGACAGATCTACGGCGGGGGTGCCGCAACAATTGCCAGACAAACCGGCGCACCCATTGAGGAAATCCAGCAAGCAATTAGCGCGTATGACCGGGAGTTCCCGGAAATCAAGCGCGCGTCTAGGTGCTGGCAGCGTGAGGCGTACCAGGGCGGCATGGTGTTTGTGTCGGCGACCGGGCGGAGGCTTCCGCTGGACCGTGACCGAGCCTACGCGGTCGTCAACTACGCCTGTCAGTCCGTGGCCCGTGACTGCCTCGGACAAGCGCTCCTGCACATCGAGGAAGCCGGGCTGCTGGATGCGCTTCGCTTGCCGATCCATGACGAAGTGCTCGCGTCGGTTCCGAAGAGTGACGCGGCGGATGTGGCGCGTGAGATCGAACGGTGCATGACCTTTGACCTGTTTGACGTGCCCATTGTTGCTGAGGCGGAGATCGGCGGCCGGTCGTGGGGAAGCCTCTACGGGGCCGACTTCTGAGACCTGCGTCACATCTCACGGTAGCCGTCTGTAGTGGCATGACAGCAGAGAGGGCTTCACCCAAATTTGGGTGAAGCTGTTCTATGAGAATTTCGCGCCTGTCTCCGGGCAGGACGAAGCAAGGGCTACGCGCGTAGGAAGTTTCGCAACAGTGGCGTAACGCTACGCGCGTACCACACATCGAAGGCTTACCCCTGAGGATGACCTTCGAATCCTTAGGTAACGACTCATCTTCTGACGGTTTGTCAGGTGGCTTAAGCCGTTGATCACCTCTGATCACCGGCGTACGTTGTGGGCCAAGCAACGACATCCGGCCATGCACAGCCCTGTCGGAGCGCCCCGAATCGGGGTCCGGTAGGGCTGTGCGCGCTGTGGCTGCGGCATGCCCGCATCCGCCCCGTTTTCGGGAAATTCCTTGCTCTCTCACGAGAGCAGAGACCCGAAACGAGCGGAGTCGATGCCGTGATCAAGCTGTCCGAGCACCAGATAGCAGCAGCCAAAGCCAACGACCTCTCGGCGGTGTCCGCCGTGGTGGCCGCTACCGATGGGCGTGTTGTGCAGCTCGCCCGGAAGTACGCCACCACGGGGACCAGGACCGACCTCGACCTTGCCGACGACCTTGCCCAGATAGGCCGCGAAGCCGTCTGGCAGGCCATAGGCCGATTCGAGGGAACCGACGTAGCCCAGTTCTTCGCGTTCATCAACCGCACTCTTGAAGGCGTCCTTAGCGACGAACGGCGCCGGGGTACACGTCAAGGCGTCAACCAGCAGGCAGCAAAGGACTTCGAACGCGCCGTCACGCTGGCCGGGGGCGACCCGCATGAGGCCGAGAGGCTTGCCAGCAGCACTGCGGCGATGGGGCTGCGGAAGATGTCCCCCGAGATGGCCTATGCCGCGCGGCTTGCCTGGCAGGGGACTGACTCGCTGGATGCCCCTCTGCCGGGCTCTGAGGGGTCTCAGACGCTCGCCGACACGATCGGGGTACCCGAGGACCTGTTGGAGCCTGCCGACTACAACACGGCCCGCCGTAAGGCCACGAGGGATCGCGTACACGCCACGCTGGCCCGGCTGAGCGAACGACAGGCGGACGTGATTCGGGCCACGTGGGGCATACCGCCCGAGCTCTACTTCGGCCCCGGCGAGAATGACGAACTGCTCGCCGATGAGATGGGCATCACGGTGTACCAGGTCCAGCAGGCACGGACCTACGGATACGCCAGGTTCAAGGAAATTTGGGAGGCGGAAGACCGGCGCACCGCAGTCCGTGCTTTCGAGGACTGGGCGAGCTTCTTCACGGGGGTGGCGGCGTGAAGGTCTGCACGAAGTGTGGTGAGGAAAAATCGCCGGACGGATTCGCGAGAGACAAGCGGCGCAAAGATGGTCTTCAAGTTCACTGCAAAGCCTGCTACCGCGAATGGTATGTGGCCAACGCCGAGCGTAAGCAGGCAGCGGTGGCGGACAACTATCGCGCAAACCGGGCGAAGTACCTGACCTACAACAACGCGTACTACCAGGAAAACGCGGAGCGGCTAAGGGAATACCGGCGAGAGTACTGCAAGGCCAACCATGATGCAGTAAGTGCCGCTCATGCGCGCCGCAGGGCTCAACTTGCCAACGCGCACCATGAGCCCTACACCCGATCTGAAATCTTGGCCCGCTGGGGCGGAAAGTGCTGCTACTGCAACGCGTTGGCGGAGCACCTTGACCACGTGACGCCGATATCCCGCAACGGTGCGGACGCAGAGTGGAACCTCGTTCCCGCGTGCGCGCCATGTAATCACAGCAAGTACAACAAGTCACTTGCTGAATGGGCAGCAACGTTCTAGAGGGAGAGATGAAGCTCAACACCGCAGACGGCGAACCATCGAAGTCACACGCATGGGCGAGCTGTGTGACGTGCACGTGCGCAACGCCGCTGGAGAGTCCACCGCCACCGTGTGCATGACGCGGGCCGAGGTGGCAGCGCTCCTGTCAGTCCCGGCCGGTAGGGTGGCGGGGTGACCGAACCGTGACGCAGGTACATCGCAAGGATGAGACCTTCACCCAAATTTGGGTGAAGGTAGACCGGGCCGTGATCCGACTGCTAGGGTCCAGCCAGCAGTCAGCAAGGAGGGGAGAGAGCATGCTCGAAGTGTGGGACGCGCTCAAGGGCGTGGAGTTCCGCGACAACCCGCGACGCATGGTGGTCACTGTGGAGACGATCACCGGGCTAACCAAGGAGGTTGTGGTACCCGAGGGCATCGTGAGCTGGCTCGACAAGTGGATCGACGCCGGTAAGGCCCAGTGGGCCAAGGAAGACGCTCCGCCGAGCGAGTAGGCGAAATGGGTCCGTACCCCAAGTGGGTGCGGGCTCTTTTTTATTGCCTAAAACATTAGTTAGCGGAACTAAAGACAGTTTGCCATTTGCGTAGATTACGTCCCGTAGTATGCGAATGTCCATATAGATACCGTTAAGACCGCTAATACTTCGAAGGGTGATAATGCACTGTTACGAGCGTCCGACGACCGAGCTCACGTTGGACGTGCCCGTCAGCAGGCTGGAATCCGGCTGCTGGGAATGGGCGCCCTGTCAGATGGTCGACCCAGTACAGGAGTACGTGTACACGCCCGAAGAACTCTGCCGGGTCATGTCGCACTATGGAGAGCTGGTCGCCGCGAAACTTCGCGACTACCCCCGGTTCCGCCTGAGAGCTCGGGGACTCTTCACCGGTCGCCCGCTGGCAGCGCAGGAGTGGGCATGGAACGACCGCTACCGGGCCTACGAGCCGGACGGCGCGCTGTGGATGGACATTCCGCCGCAGAGCGAGTGGCCGGAGGAGTTGCTGCGGGCGCACTCCGTCATGAGTGGCAAGACCGGCGGCAAGCCGTGCGCCACGTGTGAGTACCGGAAGCCCTAGGCGGCCGTCTGCGGGCCGATCCCCGACGCCTTGGGCAGTCCGACCGGGGGCGCGTGTGCGGTGCTCTGAGGCCCCAATTCGCGCCCCCCATACGGGTGGTGACCAACAGTCAGTCTCGCCGAACCATTGGACGCGCGGGCAAATGCGGGTCTACTCTGAGTGCACCCAATCACAGCCGCGAGTGATCATGGTCGCTCGCCGACGTGTATAGGACAACTCAACATGACCCAAGCGGACCGTACGCAGAATCCATCTGCGCCTCGGAGAATGTCGCTTAACTCGACCATCACGGGCGAGCAAGCTGACATTCTCCTCACCAGCTTGCCGCCCGTTTCGCATGCAAAAAAGACCGTGAGCCCGGCGGTAATGGCAGCGACCAAGGCCGAGTACGACCCCACGTGGTACGACCGGCAAAAGGGCAACGGCCGTGGCACACCCAAGGATTGGCACTTTTGCGAGTGCGGCAGCGAGAAGTGCCCCGACAAGGGCAAGATGGACGGCACGGCGCTGGCCCCCTGGCTCAACCGGCCGAGCCGTTCGGCGGTGAACGATGCCGCGTAAGCCCAAGGCGCCTCCGTGTATTCGGTGTGCCGAGCTCGACGCCCGCGAGCGCAGGGCGAAAGCAAAGTTCGACCGTTCGGCTGAGACCGATGTCCGGGTCCTGCGGGGCTACCACGCGCCCGAATGCGAGGTGCAGCGTGAAGCGTCGTAGGTGCGCCATGTGCGCAGATCTCATCGCTCGGGAATGCGTAGCCCGGGCGGACACCGACTTGTCGGCGCTGGTGGTCGTGCGAATGCTGCGGCGCCGTCACCTGCTCAAGAGGCACTGCGGGGTGAAACGTGCGCGGTGACTGCGAGGATGACCAGCTCGACCACAGCGGGCAGCAAATCGAGGAGCAGCCGCCTGCGCCGGAGCCGGTAGAGGAATCCGAGACCATGCGTCAACTGCGCGCGCAAACACGGGAAATCAACGCCCGCGCTCGGCGCGAGTTCTGCTAGGAGGGGACGAAATGCCCGTGAACCACAACCGCCCGCAAAGCGGCATGTTCGACAGTCACGGCGACGGCCACCCGCCCCGCGAGGCGTACCTGACCCCCGAGGCGCCGGAACCGGCCGCCGAACAGGCCGACGACGTGGCGCCAGCGGAGGAAAAGCCGAATGCCTAAGAAAGCCGTGCAGCTGGACCGCTGGGACGTGACGTTTCGGTACAACAGGGGGGCGTCGATGCAAGCACTCGCCCGCGAGCTGGGGGTATCCCAGGGATACCTCCGCCGACACCTGTTGGGCTGGGGGGTACACGTCCGCAACAAGTCCGAGGCGGGCGCAATGCGCCGCCGTAGGCCGTAGGGCCCGCTAGACCGCCCCGTCCATGCGTCTTCCCCCCGTGGCGCATGGCCGGGGCGGTCTGGGTCCTAGGCTTGCCCCATGGACCTGAAGTGCTGCACCACGTGCCAAGAGACCAAGCCGACAAGTGAGTTCTCTACTGCCGCCGGTAAGCCGAGGAGCCCATGCCTCGACTGCAAAAATGCCCGCAACAAGGCGCGTTTGCAGCGGATGCAAGCCGAGGACCCGGAAGTGTTCCGCGCGGAGCGATCCAGGCAACACGCAGCGCGAGAGACGAAACGGCAGGAGAAACGGAGGGCAATCCGGGTCGCCGCGCTCCTCGAATTCGCTAAGGCGTACGACGAATGCCGCGCGCAAGGGATGAGCCAGGACGCGGCTGTTCGGGTCGCCGCAGACCAAGTGCCAGACCAATGGGACTACCGGGCGGCACACTGATCTGCCGGGCGGGTGACATAAACCCCGTAGCCGTGCCCGTAGCGGCGCACAGAGGCCCGTTCAGGACGGCGCGTGAGGGTGTAGAAGCGGGCGAGATCATCGCACAGCCGGACAGCGTCAGCCCGGGACAGGCAGGGAGACCGAAGCTCTGTGATCATGCCGCCGATCGTAGGTCTCGGCGCCGACACGGGGCATCCGCCGGAAGTCGCACAGGAAGGTCACAGGCAGGATACGGAGCCGGTCTCAGTCTGTCTGATTAAGCGTCAGAACCGTTTGTAAGCCGGTAGTCTGCGCACATGATCGTGATTGAGCACGAACCAGCCTGGTTCACCCCACGACGTGAACTCTCGGCGGCTTATGGCGCCGTTCTCGATGTGCAGCCCCGGTACCGCGTAGTTCGGCTCCGGGAAACCCGGAGAAGGCCGAGTGGTGGTGCGCATCGTGCAGCGTGGTTCATCCGGGATTGCATGATCCCCGGAACAGCCCCGGCAAGTCTCGGCGACCAACCCCTTCGCTTCCACAGCGAGCGGGCTGCAAACAGGTGGCTGGCTTGGTGCGTGTCCGTGTGGAGGGGGCAGGGGGAGGACGTACTCCGGGCTCAGACCGAGATTCCCGACGACTGGTGGGCAGGCGGACAGGCACGCTGGCTGGCTAGCTGGAGTGCGGCGTAGGGCCCTGCACAGGTGAACCCCGTCTAGGCGCTGGGCATGCGGTTCCTCGTTCTCCGGCAGCAAATGCGCAGGTCAGCTACAATGCTCATGTGCGCATGCCGCCTCAGTTACATGCGCACATGAGCATGTACGATGACCTGCACAAACGCGCAGGTGACAGCCGGAGGGGTTCGTGGACGAGATCGACCTGTACCTACGCAAGTCCAAGGTAGTACGCGAGGAAGACCCCCGAGATCTGACGTCGATCATGGCGCAGGAAGAGTTGGGGCGGCGCTGGGCCGCACGAAACGGCTACCGGGTCCGGCACGTGTGGGTGGACAACCTGAGCGCGTGGAGCGACGTCAAGCGACCCGAATTCGATAAAGCTCTCGCGGCAATTATGCTCCTTGAAGTAAAAGCGCTGTGGTGTTTCGCGCTGGATCGGTTCACCCGAAAGGGCATTGACGATATCGGCCCCGTGCTCGGCCGGGCGCGCGTCATTTTCGACTACGAGGGGCTGGATAGCTCCATCGAGCGTGACCGGCGGTGGATCATCGACCGCGCAGAACAGGCGCGCGAATACTCGATGCGGCTCAGTTATAACGTGCGCACCACCAAAGCTAGCCAGCAGAAGTCCGGAAAGTGGCTCGGAAAAGCGCCGTACGGCCTTGAAATCGACGACCCGAAAACCCGCAAGCTCAAGCACAACAACGAGTGGCCGACAGTGTTGCGCATTGTGCAAGAAATCGCCGACGGGTCATCGGGAAGGAAATTGTGCTTCCGTATGAATGCCGAAGGAATCCCCTCACCCTCCGGCGGTAAATGGCAGTCCTCCACCGTTTCCCGCATCATCAACAACCCGGTGTACGAGGGGTGGCAGGTCGTCAATCAGCGCGGCAACCCGGGCAACGCGACGGTCTTCCGCAATGAAAATGGCGAGCGGGTGTCGGTATTCGCGGAGGGTTACGACCCGATTCCGCCGGAGTTGCTGGCCAAGGCGCGCGCAGTTATGACGGGACATTTGGTAATGCCTCCGCGCACCGGCGAGCCACGCACAAGGCATCTCCTTACCGACCTAACGCGCTGTGAAGGCTGCACGGGCGCACTCCCCTGCGAGGGGCGTAGCCACGTCTGCTCGGCACACAAAATCGGAAAGGGATGCCCTGCACCCACTACGGTTTTGCGGACCCTGTTGGAGGATTACATCAGGGACGCGTGGGTGTCCCGACTGAAAGCGGCAGATGACGGGGATCCTCTCTTGAAAGCCGTGGCGGAGCGCTACGCGGCACTCAGGGACCCGAAGACGTCGGCGGAAGCCGAGGAAGCCATAGCGGCGTTCAAGACTGCCGAGGCGGCCGTTCAGCGGCTCGTGGACCAGATGGCAGCAGGTATGTACGACCCGCCGTTTGATACGCACCTGCCCCGGTTGCAGGAGGAAGCACGGGCGGCGCTGATCGTGGCTAAGGCTCGAATGGAAAAGATCATGCCGCAGAGTGTTGACATCTCGTTCCTTCGGGAACCAGAAACGGCATATGCCGCATGGGACGGCGCATCACCGCAACTTCGGCGCGAACTCGTGAGGCTGGCTATCCGGAAGATCTACGTTTCCAAGGCGGAGGCTAGGTTCAAGCCGTTTGACGGTCCGTCGCGCGTGCGGATCGTATGGCACGGCAGCGCAGAGTGACCTAGACAGCACAGAGCCCCCGAGACAGTGTCGATGCCTCGGGGGCTTTGCTACGCCGTCCCGCCCGTGGTGACTGTCGAGGGACAGCGCCCGGCACGGGGTCTTAGACGGCCTGTCAGACATCCCATGCGGCACCGTCACCACGGACGGCAGTGAGGCCAGCCTGCGGCAGTGAGGGACGCTTTGCATGTATGCAGAACGCCGCATACCTATGAAATATCACATGTCACGTGATACAGCGATGACGCGGGTGACGACACCGACAGCGAGGGTGGTCGACGACACCCCCTCGGGCCTGCACGTTGATGACGAGTGACGAACTACTACTCATCTGAGGTATATCCCTATACATATAAGGCTCCATACCCAGATTCGCATCACGGTCGTCACTCATCACCGCCCCACTTTCGCCGTCCGCGCCAATTCGCTGCCCTCTAGTACTGCCACGGCGGAACTACCGCGCACACACGAAACGACGTTCGGCGGTCCGCGTGTCCGCCGTCCAATTCTCCCGCTGGCGCTCCCGGGTCGATGCCCTCTCTCCCATCCCCGGTTCTGAGCGCTGGCGGGCACTTTGTGGGGTAGCTCCCCTTGCGGATTCTGAGAGTGGCGACGGCTGGCCTTGGATTCGTAGGTCCCTTGGTGTAATGGCAAGCACCCCTCCTTGACCGGGAGGTAGTGCCGGTTCGAGTCCGGCAGGGATCCCGCGCGCAGCAGCAAGGTACCGAGGCATTTGCCGGGGTCTGTATCGAAAGCCTTGCATGGCCGCTTAGCCCAATGGCAGAGGCGCAGCGCTTAGAACGCTGAAGTTCCCGGTTCGAGTCCGGGAGTGGCTACGTAGTGACTACCTTCACCCAAATTTGGGTGAAGCTCCCTGCGTGCCGTGGATGGTCTCTCATGCCGACTTGCCTTGCCTGCCAGTCACCGGCGACCCACAGGGGACGCTGCAAGGCATGTTGGACGGCCTATGAGGCGCGACCCGCTATCCGTGCCCGCCGTAAGCGTGCTGCCGCCATTGCGCGCGGAAATGACGCCGCTGCCCGCAAGCGCGCTGAGATTCGCGAAGCCGGATGGGGTGCATGCGCTGCCTGCCCGGCCCTTGTCCTGCCATCTGCTGTGGACGTGGATCACATTCTTCCGCTGGCCAAGGGTGGCGAGGATATTGATTCCAATATTCAGGTGCTGTGTAGGCCGTGCCATAAGGCCAAGACACGGCGGGATTTCGACTATAAGGCTCTGCCGTTTTAGGAGGGTCAATGCCTAAGCGGCCTTGTCTTATTTGCGGCAGACTTACCAGCAACCCATCTAGGTGCGATACCCATCAGGCGGAATATTTTTCGGCTCAGAATAGGCGCCGTGGTAGTTCTACAGCGCGTGGTTACGGTTCTCAATGGCGCGCTGTGGCCAAGGCTGTAATAGCTCGGCATAGGGCTGTATACGGCAACTGGTGTATGGGCTACAAGGTAGAACCTCATGCCAGCAGTGATCTCACGGTGGATCACATTGTGCCTAAGGCTGCTGGTGGGACCGACAGTCTCAGCAACCTCCGAGTCCTCTGCCGAGGCTGCAACAGCCGAAAGCGGGATGGCTGAGCCGGACGGCGTTGCGCTGTGCCTCACCTGAGGTGACCTCCCACCCGTTTTGATGCGTGTTACTTAGTGTGACTCCCAAAACGGACATTAGGGGGCATGGGGGGGCGTATCAATCTCTGGTTGCTCACGCTCCGGGGACCCGGCCCCCATGGGGAAAAACACGGCCGCGAAATTATGACCCGGGGGGTGTCGATGGTCGCTGGTCGTCCACCCGTCCCGAACGAGCGAAAGCGCAAGCTGGGCAACCCCGGACGGCGCGCGCTCCCCGACGTTGCCTCTGTAACGGCCGTGGAGGGGGTCCAGACGGCCGCACCGACGCACCTGGGCCCAGAGGGTCAACGCATGTACGAACGCGTCACAGCGGGCGCTGCGTGGCTTGCCGAGACTGACGGCCCAACGCTTGAGTTGCTGTGCGAGAAGCTCGACCGTCTCGCCGACTTCCGCGCTCTGCTGGCTGAGTCCTCCGCCGTGCTCTACACCGACAAGGGCTACGCCTACGCACACCCGGTAGTCGGCATGATTTCGACTACCGAAACAGAGATTTCGAAGCTCTTTTCAATGCTGGGGCTTTCGCCGACCGACCGAACCCGAATGGGCCTGGCTGAGGTGAAGGCCCGCAACGCGTTTGAGGAGATGTTGGCCAAGCGATCCGCCAGGGAGTGACCGTTGCTTGCTCCCTTGTACCTCACCCCGGTGGACGAGGCTGATATCACCCGTGGTGACGGCGCAGACTTCGGGGACTTCACGCAGTTTCTCCGGGTAACCAAAGACTCCGTGGGTGGCAGCGCCGGTGAGCCTATGGTGATGCGCGATTGGCAGACTGCCATGATGCGACGCCTGTTCGCCAGGAAGCCAAATGGTCGCCTCAAGCATCGACAAGCCTTGATCGGCGTTCCCCGCAAGAACGGGAAATCCGCTCTCGGCGCCGGTGTCGCGCTGTATGGCCTGGCTTTTGGCCCGCGCGGTGGTGAAGTGTTCTCCTGCGCTGCCGATAAAGAACAGGCGAGGATCGTTTTCGGCACCGCGAAGAAAATGATTGAGCTGGAACCTCAGTTCTCAAATCTCTTCAAGTGCTATCGCGACGCGATTGAGCTTCCGGCGACCGGCAGCGTGTATCGCGTTCTCTCGGCCGAGGCATTTACCAAAGAGGGTCTGAATCCTCACCTCGTTCTTTTTGATGAGGTCCATGCGCAGCCAAATCGCGAACTATGGGACGTGATGGCGCTTGCCACTGGCGCCCGCACCGAGCCTCTTTTGGTCGGAATTACGACCGCCGGGGTTAAGTCGGATTCTACGGGCGGCGACAGCCTGTGCTACAGCATGTGGCAGTACGGCTGCAAGGTCGCCAGCGGCGAAATCGACGACCCCACGTTCTATTTTGAGTGGTGGGGTGCCCGGGAGGACTCGGACCACCGCGACCCTGCGACGTGGGCCGGTGCAAATCCCGGCTTTGGCGACATTGTCTCTGAGGACGACTTTCACAGCGCTGTTCTGCGGACGCCGGAAGCCGAATTTCGCACGAAAAGGCTTAATCAATGGGTTTCAACAGCGCAAGCCTGGTTGCCCGCCGGTGCTTGGGAAGCGTGTGCCGATACATCCGTGACTATTCCCGATGGGTCCGAAGTCTGTATCGGATTTGATGGCTCGTTTTCGAACGACAGCACTGCACTCTGCGTCGTCTCCTGCCCGTCCAGCGAGGATGACAAACCCCATGTAGACGTGGTCGCCGCGTGGGAGAAGCCGCAAGGAAGCGGCCAAGGCTGGACAGTCCCGATCGTCAACGTTGAGGACGAAATCCGCGCTGCTTGCCGCCGCTGGCAGGTTCGGGAGATCGTGTGTGACCCCTTTCGCTGGGCTCGCACCTATCAGGTTCTCGAATCCGAGGGTTTGCCGGTTGTGGAGTTTCCGCAGTCTCCCTCGCGAATGATCCCGGCCACCACGCGCTTTTTCGAGGCCGTGATGAACAAGTCTCTGACGCATTCTGGGGACCCCCGCTTGGCGCGACATCTGTCGAACTGCATTATTCGCACGGATGCGCGCGGGTCACGGCTGGCCAAGGAAACCCGGGATTCGCCCCGGAAGATTGACCTGGCAATCGCCGCCGTAATGGGCCTAGAGCGAGCCTGCCAAGAGCCAGAGCGAGAGCCGGTGGCCCAGTTCTGGTCATGGGCTGACCTGTAGCGACCTTCACCCAAATTTGGGTGAAGCTAGGAGGGCGTGTGAAGCGCAATAGTCCGCACGTCGTCCGGCGTGTGTTGTCCGAGATTGCCGACGTGGCCGGTATTGGGTGCCTCGTAGGTGCTGCGTGGAGTTGGCATATCGCCGCCGGGGTTGCGTTGCTGGGCGTGGCGCTGCTGGTGGTCGGTTGGGTGATAGACCGGTGAGCCTGTTTCGTCGTGCGCTAGAAAAGCGCGTCTATGCCCCGTCCGGTGGTGGTGACCCGTGGGCCATTCCGACCAACGGCAGTCTCGCCGCTGTGACTTCGGCCGGTGTTCCGGTCACTGAAGATACGGCGATGCAGCTGATCGCGGTGTCCGCCTGCGTTCGTATCCTGTCCGACGCCGTTTCCGGCCTGCCGTTCGACGCTGTGCGGGCGCAGGGTGAGATCCGGAAGACGCTTGAGCCCCCTCCAGCCGTTATCGCCGACCCGTTCGGTGGTGCGAACGACACCAGGTATCCGACTCGCCGTCTTGGCCTGGCCCAGATCATGGTGTCGCTGCTGCTGCGGGGAAACGCCTACTGCCTCGTGCTGGCCCGGGATCATCTCGGTCGACCGGTTCGACTGCGCGTGCTCCACCCCGACCGGATAAAGTGCGAATTCAATGCTCAGGGTGAGCGCGTCTACGAGGTGGACCGAAAGCCGGTGGATTCCGGCGACATCGTCCACATTATGGGCATGTGCTTCCCGGAAAGTCCGACCGGCATTAGCGTTATTGAGCATGCTCGGCAGAGTATCGGACTCGGTCTCGCTGCTGAGGAATTCGGGGCACGCTTTTTCGGTAGTGGCGCCCACATGAGCGGAATTGTGCACGTCCCCGGGGATCTAGACAAGGAGCGCGCACGTCAACTCAAGGAAAGCTTCACTGCGTCTCATGGCGGCCTGAGAAATGCCCATACGGTTGGTGTTCTAAGCGGCGGCGCCGAGTGGAAGCCGATTTCGGTAACGCCGGACGATGCGCAATTCCTGGGGACCCGGGCCGCGCAAAACTTGGATATGGCGATGCTGTTTGGTATTCCACCGCACATGCTCGGCCAAGTGGATAAAACCACATCCTGGGGTACCGGTATTGAGCAGCAAGGCTTGGCGTTCCTCGCCTACACGCTGTCCCCGTGGCTCGGCCGGATTGAAGACGCGTGGTCGGCGATGCTGCCGAAGCCTCATACGGCCCGCTTCAATGTGGATGCGCTTTTGCGGACGGATGCCGCCGGTCGATACGCGGTGTACGGCGCTGCCCGAAGCGCTGGAATCCTCACGCAGAACGAAATCCGCGCGCTGGAGAACTTTGGCCCGGTCGACGGCGGCGACGACATCGCGGCCCCGTTGAACAGCAATGTGAAACCAATGAAGGATTCCGAGGCTAGTTCCTCGGCTCCAAAGGCTGACGCTCTGGGGGCGGTGCTGTGACAGGTCTAGCAAGTAGGGCACAGCGCCGGGGTGTGGTCGAGAACCGACAGACGGCATTTCGAGACGTAGCGCTTCGGTCACACGCCGACGGCACCGGCGGGGAGAATCTGCGATTTACCGGCTACGCGTCCGTGACTGAAACCCCGTACGAAATGAACGATTGGCTCGGTGAGTACACCGAGGTGGTTCGTCGTGGGGCGTTCACTAAGACGCTGTCCGAAGGTGCCGATGTGCCGTTCAAGGTGAATCACGACGGCATCACGTTGGCGCGGACGAAGTCGGGCACTATGCGCCTCTCTGAGGACTCCACCGGGCTTTATGTCGAGGCGGACCTAGACCCCAGTTCCCCGGCTGTCCAGACGCTTCGCAGTGCGATGGAGCGCGGCGACCTCGATGAGATGAGCTTTGGCTTTCGGGTCACGCGGCAGGAGTGGAGCCCGGACTACACGCAGCGGGATATCACCGAGGTGAACCTATCCAAGGGTGATGTCTCCGTGGTCAACTATGGCGCAAATCCGGCCACTGGCGGTCTGACCAGCCTGCGTGGGCGTGACCTTGAGATGCTGCTGCGGGATGTTCCGCCGGAGCGTCTGCGACAGTACCTAGAGGGACTCGAAGCCCCCGTCGACCCAGCGGCCCGCGCCGTCGACCTATCGCTGTACTCCGCCCGCCTTAGGGCACTGAACGTCTGAGCTTCACCCAAATTTGGGTGAAGGTACCTGCCTACGCCGGACCCTTAGCAACACGGGGCACCACCTAGGCCATCTGTGACAACACCAGATACCTAGGAGAACCTTGAATAAGCGTGAAATTCTCGCAGACCTACTGGCCAAGCGATCCGCAAAGAGCGGCGAGCTATCCGCGCTGGTGGACACCGCAAAGGCTGAGTCCCGCGCGCTCACCGACGACGAGTCGACGCGATTCGACGCCACCGAGGCGGAGATTCGCGAGATCGACCAGCGCACGTCCGAGCTTGATGCACAGATTCGCGCGGATGATGCCGCTGCTGAGATGCAGAAGCGCTATGCGCCGTCCGTGTCGGTGAAGTCCGAGCCGGAGATTTACCGTTCCGGTCTCGGCGGTCGGTCGTATTTCCGCGATCTGCACCTAGCCCGGAATCAGGGTGACCGTGAGGCGTACGACCGGCTAGAGCGGAACAACCGTGGCCGCGCGGCGGATGAGAAGCGTGCAATCTCCACCGTAAATGGAGCTGGTGGTGAATTCGTGCCGCCTCTCTGGTTGGAGGATAAGTTCGTCAGGCTTGCGCGCCCGGGTCGAATTACGGCTAACCTGACGCCGAGTTTTCCGCTTCCGCCGGGTACCGACTCGATTAACATCCCGAAGATCAACACTGGTACTGCGGTTGGCGTGCAGACCACGCAGAACAGCGCTGTCCAGCAGACTGACCTGACCACCACCAGCATTTCGAGCACCATCACCACGATTGCCGGTGGCCAGACGGTCAGCCTTCAGTTGCTGGAGCAGTCGCCACTTCAGGTGGACGACGTTATCCTGGCGGACCTGGCTGCGGCCTATGCCGTGACGCTGAACACGATGGTCCTTTCCGGTACCGGCACCAATGCGCAGCCGACCGGCATTTTCACGCTGGCTGGTACTAACTCGGTCGCCTTCACCTCCGCCTCGCCGACTCTCGGCCTGCTTTACTCCAAGCTGGCTGGCGCGATTCAGGCGATTCACACCAAGCGGTACATGCCGCCGGACACCATCATCATGCACCCGACTCGGTGGGCATGGGTCGTGGCTCAGCTTGATGGCCAGAACCGCCCGCTGGTCGTTCCGGCGGCCGGTGGTCCCATGAACGCCGTTGGTAACATGGGCGAACAGGCTTCGCAGGGGTACGCCGGTCACATGATGGGTCTGCCGGTCTTCCTTGACGCGACGATTCCCACCAACGGTGGCGCTGGTACTAACCAGGATTCGATCATTGTCGCCCGCATGGCGGATCTCATGCTGTGGGAGGGCAACATCAAGGCTGAGGCATTCGCCCAGACGTACGCCAACCAGATGTCGATTTTCGTGAGGCTGTACAACTACATGTCGTTCCAGCCTGCGCGTTTCCCGGCTTCCATTTCCGTGATTTCGGGAACCGGTCTGGTGGCTCCGACCTTCTAAGGCTGACCGGTTAGGGGCTGAGTATGGCGACGTCGCAATACGGCAAACTCCATCGGCTACAGCGCCGGACACGCCAAGTTGCTAGCCGTCACTCAGCCCCTCGCCGGGCCCGACCGCACAACCATCTGCGCAAGGCTCGGGCCCATGCGACGCGTGCTCGCCGACAGCACAAGGGTTCAAAGGGGCTGCGGCATCTGCGGCCGCTGAAGCCTCTCAAGCACGCGAAACCGAAGCATCACAAGGCCCGGCATCGGACGACGCTTCAGCACAAGCGGCATGCGCGCCAACTGCACCGCAAGACAAAGAAGTTGGCGAAGCACAGGAAGAGTGCACGGCACCGGCACACGCTGCGGGCCCACCGGAAACACCGCGTGCACCATCACAGCCAGCATCGCCGGGCGCACCGGAGCGCGCATCACCAGCACCGTACGGCCCATCACCAGCACCGTACGGCTCACCGACAGCACCGGCGTTACCGGTAGGGGGAGTGCCTATGGCTCAGGTTATGTACTACATGGGCCAGGACGTGGGGCTTACCGGCACCGCGCTGGACGACAACGGGAACGCCGCTACGGCCTCTCTGACGGTCGCTCTCACGGTCACCGACCCCAACGGCGTGGTGACCCATCCGACAGCCGCTACGGGCCCGTCAGGGGCTCTCTCGGCCGTCGTGCCGTCCGTGGGAACCGCCGGGGTTTGGCTGTACCGCTGGACTGCAACCGGTACAAGCGTCAACTGGGCCTACGAAGACCAGTTCACCGTCCGGCCGACCGGCGTAGAGCAGATGGTCGACCTGGTCTCCGTCAAGAAGCACCTAAACCTGTCGCTCGCTGATACGCGACAGGACGACGAGCTACAGAACTTCATCCTTGCCGCCGCAGATCAGGCGCGGGATGTTTGCGGGCCGTTTCTCACGGAAACGCATACCCAGTTTTTCGACGGGGGAGTGTCGACGCTTAGCCCGGATTGGGTGCCGCTGGCGTCGATTCTCAGCATTACCGAATACTACGGTCTCTCCGCTTTCACGCTGCACGAAGAGCCCCTAGGCGCGCAGATGGACGCCTTCGCCTTTACAGCGGACTACAACACGGGACAGATTACCCGGCGCACGTTCGGCGGTGAGGCGGCGCGGTTCGCCGAAGGGTCGAAAAACATCAAGGTGGTCTATACCGCTGGTCGGGGTGGGACCATCCCGTACACGGTCCGTCTCGGTGCTCTGGAACTGATCAGGCATCTGTGGCAGCAGACCCAACAGGGCGGACGGCCGAAATTCGGCGGTGCGGGCATGGACGGTGACAGCCTCGGTGTTCCGATGGGATTCGCGCTACCAGACCGTGTGGTTGAGCTCTGGGCACCATTCCGACGACCACCGGGAATTGCCTGATGTCGATACCTACGTCTTCCGCGCCAAGCGTGCGCCAGTACCTGTACGACTCGCTCACAGCTCAGCTGACCCCGGATCCGACGGCTACTGCGTCAAGCCTGCTGGTGTGTTTCGACCAGCCCGGCCCCGGTCAGCCCGACGACATCGTCTCAATCGGCAAGACGCACAACCAGATTGGCGTCATGGCGCTGGTTGGCGGCGGTGGCACCGGATGGCTGGACGAGAGGTACACGGTCGAGGTCACCGTAGACGTCTTCCGGGGCGGTGACGACGCACAAGCCGCATATGCCCGCGCAAGTGCCCTATGTGACGCGGTAGTTGCCGCAGTCCGCACCGATCCGTCGCTGGGTGGGCGGGTGCTGGTCGCCAAGCCTAAGTCCATTGAGCTTGAAGTCGAAGAAGAGTCCAGCCACATGGGGCGCCGGGCCATCGGAACCATCGAAATCGAGTGCTTCCAGCGTATCTAGCTTCACCCAAATTTGGGTGAAGGTCCAGGAGTGATCTTGATCCTCTGCACATACACGGGCGGCGACGACCGCTACTACCCATCACTCGGGGTCCATGCCATGCCGGGGCTGGTCGTCGAACTTCCCGAGCTTCCGGCCGATGGGCGCTGGGAAACTACCCCCGGTGCATCCCCGACTGTTCCTGATGCCCTACCGATGGAGGGGATGTAAGACATGGGTATTCGGCCCACAGCGCAAACTGTAATGGGTATCGCCAAGGAAGCACCCGGCGCATGGGGCGTTCCTGTGGCGGCCACCAACTTTCTGCCTATCAGTCCGCCGACGCCAAAGGACGTTGTCAAGCTCTCGCAGGACAAGGGTCTGCGCGGCTCGATGGTCGCCGAGTATGGCGAGATCCAGACCGTCAAGCACAGCACCTTTGATTTCGCCGGTGACCTGTTTGCTGACACCTTTGGCTTCCTGCTGGCCGGTGTACTCGGCGACCTAACGACCACCGGATCGGCGGCGCCGTATAGCCACGCGTTCTCGGTTCTGAACTCGGCGGATGGCCAGCCTCCGTCCTACACGCTGACGGACGCTTACAGCGTGAACACGAGGCAGTATCCGGGCGCGAAGTTCTCCGATCTCGACATCAAGTTTTCGGCTGAGGGGCTGCTGACCTACGCAGCAAAGGCCGTTGCGCTGCCGTCGGTAGCTATCGCTGTGCCGACCCCGTCGTTTACCGGTGTCGCTCCGATTCCGGCGTACATCGGCACCATCGCCATTGGTGGAACGCCGAGCCTGAGCGTCCTAGACGGGAATATCCAGATCAAGCGCGCCGTCTCAGTCGTCGACACCGTGGACGGAACTCAGGCGCCGCATGCGCTGTGGTCTGGCCCGGTGAGCGTTTCCGGGAAGCTGACGCTAGTCATGGAAGACGAAGTGCAGCTGACCAACTACCTCAGCAACACGCAGCCGTCCCTTGATGTGACGTTCCAGGTTGGAACCGGCGCGGCCCTCCAGCAGGTAAAGCTGCACATGTCGCAGGTCGCGTACCAGTCCGCCGACATCACGCGCGGCAAGGACTTTGTAGAGCTTCCGCTTTCCTTCACGGCCGTGGCGAACACCACCGACATTGGCGCTTCCGGCGGATTCTCGCCGATCAAGTGCACCCTCCAGAACGCGATTGTGGCAGGTACTTACAAGTGATGCTCCAAGTGACGCACCTTACTCTTCCCTCCGGCGCTACCGCTGATCTCCGAGACGCTGCCGATGTGACCGAGCGCCAGCGGCGACCGATTAAGCGCATTCAGGCCCAGCTAGCGGCCCTTCCGGCGTTCGTAGCTGCCGTCAAGGAAGCCGAAGCGGCCCAGCAGGTTTCCGGCGAGCTGACCCCCGACCAGCAGCTAGCTATTGCCGGTGGTATGGGCGAGGCTTTCGACCTGCTAGAGGAACTGAACGACTACCTGATCGGCGCTGTGGTGCGGGGCTGGTCGTATGACTTCCCGGTGTCAGCGGATGCGGCGCAGGACCTTCCCGGCCGGGACCTAGACGCGCTTCGCGAGGCGTGTGCTCCTTACCTGAAGGCTCTTATGCCGAACTTCGAGCCGAACCCGGATCCGGCGTCCCCTACCGTGCCCTCCGCCGTCTAAGCCAGCGGCTAGAGGGGACCTTTGCCCACCCTCCCGACAGCCTTCCGCTAGAGGAGTATCGGACGTGGCGACTTTGCACGATGCTCGGCTGTCGCCCGTCCGACCTCGAAGACCAGTCCGCCCTTGAGCTTGATTGGCTGCTGGCGGTCGATGACGCGGTTGCGCAGGCTCGGAGAAGCAAGGAAGAGGCGGCAATGAATGGCTGACTTCTTCGGTGGCATAGCGCACAGCTCAGAACTTGCACAGTCCGAGCTGACTGCCATGCAAAAGCGGGTTGATAAGGCCACGATTGCGGCCGTCAAGCGGGTGCAGACGGTTACCAAGACGTCGGTCAAGGGGCAGATGCGCGGTAAGCCCCGATGGAATCACCGGGGAAAGTCGGCGCGTACGGGCGAGCGGGTAAGCCTGCCGGAATTGCCGCGTCACAGTCCCCGCTCTGGCGGCCCGGGGAAGATGACCGGCGCGCTGTTCAAGTCGATTAGGTCGAGCAAGCGCCCGCGCAAGGTTGCGGACGGCTACAGCGGCGTTGTGTGGTCCGGTGGGGTAGGCGCAGCAACGAACCTGTACAAAGCCAAAGTTGAGGGCACCGCGCCGTATTTCAAGCCAGGCATTGCCAAAGCAACTCCCAAAATGGCCGCCGTGTGGGAAGCCGCGTGGGGCAAGGCAATCAATAAGTGAGGGTGATTACGTATGGCCAATCTCCCTCCGGTCTTCATTGAATTCATCGGTAACTATTCGAGTCTCAAGCGCACCGTCAGTGGCGTCAAAACCGAGCTGGCCGAAGTGGAATCCACCGGCGGCGGTAGCGTGGCCAAGCTTGGCGCCGTTTCTCAGGCCGCACTTCTGGGAATCGGTGTTGCCGCAGGCGCTGCCGCTGTCAAGACCGTGCACATGGCGGCTGATTTTCAGACGCAGATGCAGCGCGTGCAGACCGGTGCCGGTGAGGCCGCCGGAAATATGCGGATGGTGGGCGACGGCGTTCTAGCGATGGCCGGGCAGGTTGGCCAGAGCACCGAACAGCTAACGAGCGGGCTCTACACGGTTGAGTCCGCTGGCTACCACGGGTCCGACGCGCTGAATGTCCTCAAGGTGGCAGCGCAGGGCGCCAAGGTGGGTGCTGCGGACCTCGCTCCGGTGACCGACGCGGTTACCACGGCGCTTAACGCGTATTCGCTGAAGGCGAGCGATGCGACCGGCGTCATGAACGCGCTGGTGGCAACCGAGGCGGCCGGAAAGACCAACATGGAAGCGCTGGCTGGCTCGATGAGCTCAATTCTGCCGGTCGCTTCCGCAGCCCATGTCAGCCTCAATGAGGTCATGGGTGCAATGGCCACTATGACGGCACAGGGTACTTCTGCGGATGTTGCCGCAACCTACTTGCGACAGACCATTGGGCAGCTGAGTAACCCCTCAGGCAAGGCCGCGCAGGAGATGCAGAGCCTCGGCCTTAGTGCTGTCAAGGTCTCCCAGAATCTCGGTACCAACGGCCTCGCGTCCACGCTGAACATGCTCACGAATGCAATCCAGAGCAAAATGGGCCCGGCGGGGACGGTGCTGGTCGAACACCTGCAAAAGGCCGCTGCCAGCAGCACTGACTTTCAGAAGGTCTTGGCGCAGCTCCCGCCCGCGCAGCAAACCTACATTGGCGCGCTGGCAACCATGGTCGGCGGGACGAAATCGATGCAGGCTGCTTTGCAGCTGACCGGCCCGCACATGGAAACGTTCAAACAGAACACGGCCGATATCGCCGAGCATGTGAAGCGCGGCGGTACCCAGGTCGAGGGATGGGCGGAAGTCCAAAAAACGTTCAATCAGCGAATGGCCGAGGCAAAAGCCAGTCTCGAAGCTATCGGAATTCAGATCGGTCAAGCCCTACTGCCGGTCGCAACGAAGATGATCGGCGTGTTTTCCACCTCGGTTACGTGGCTGACGAAGCACCACAATGTTGCAATTGCGCTAGGCGCTGCCGTCGGCGGAATCCTGGTTGTTGGTCTTGCGGCTGCAACCGTGGCCATGTGGTCATTTACCGAATCGATGCTGGCAAACCCCACGACCTGGATTGTTGCCGGGGTAATGCTCTTGATCGCTGCCATCGTGCTTTTGGCGATGCACTGGCGCCAGGTATGGGGCTGGATCAAGGAAATCGCTGGTGACGTCGGAAACTGGCTGGTCGGTGCGTGGCACTGGATAGCTAACGAAACGTCAAGCATCTGGCACAACGACATTGTTGCCCCGGTCGTCGGTGCCTGGCACGACGTTGAGCACTTCTTTGCATCAGCCTGGCACACGGTTGCCGATTCGGTCACCGGCGCGTGGCACTGGATAGGCCACGAGACCTCCCACATATGGAACGACGACATCGTTGCCCCGGTCGTCGGTGCGTGGCGAGCCACCGAGAAATTCTTTGCTTCAGCGTGGCACACCGTAGCCGATCCGATCGTTGCTGGCTGGCGCTGGATCGAGCACGAAACGTCCGCAGTCTGGAACGGGATAACGGCGTTCTTCCGGAAATGGTGGCCGCTTCTGCTGGTCATCTTCGCGACTCCGATCGCTGTGCTGATGAGCATCTGGAATCACTGCCATACGGCGATCGAGAACACGGCCCGGGCAATCTGGGGTCGAATTTCCGCGTTCTTTGAGAAGAGTTGGGCTGATCTTTGCAGAGGAGCGGATATTGCTTGGCGGCTGATCACCAAATACGTCGTCGATCCTTCGAAGGAAGCCTGGCGCTGGCTAGAGAAGATCTGGAACGAGGCGACGGATTGGCTGTCCGCCAAGTGGCGTGACGTGTCTGACGCAGCGTCAGCATCTTGGGCGTGGATAGGCCACGAGGCGAAAGAGGGTTGGCAGCTAGTCGTCAGCTACATTATCGATCCGCTGAAGGAAATGTGGCAGTGGTTGCAGCACTTCTGGCAGGACGACGTAGTAGGGCTGCTGAAAGCCAACTGGATCGTCCTCGGCCAACTGGCAGACGCAGGCTGGCGCGCCATCAAGGATTACATCGTTAAACCGCTGCAAGAGGCGTGGGATTGGGTAGCCAATTTCGCGACGAATATCGGTGTGACGCTGTGGAACGGAATGGTGGACACCTGGCGCCTAGTCGAGCACATCGGCGATTCGTTTGAGAGTATCGGTTCGAATATCGTCAACGGCATCATCACCGGTATCGAGAACGATGCAAGCTACCTCTTCAAGTCGCTGAAGAATCTAGCCAACGACGCACTCAATGCGGCGAAATCGTTCCTCGGCATCAACTCGCCGTCACGCGTTTTCGCTGCGGAAGTCGGCCAGTGGATCCCCCACGGAATTGCCGCCGGTATTGACCAGCACGCTGGGGTGGCTGCACGTGCCGTCTCGTCCATGGCCAGCGGAACACTCGGCCAGTTCGCCAGCGTAGGGGGCGCCGAGCCCGCTTTCGCCGGTGGCACGGTCGGTAGCGCCGGTAGTAGCGGCAGTGGCCCGGTGACGGTCGTCAACGTGACGGTGTCCGGTTCGGTCATATCGGCAGAGCGCGACCTAACGAACACCATTCAGAAAGTCATGGCGCAGTACGGCGCCCGAAACTCCAGCACCTACACGCCTTTCCGACGCTAGTACGTGGGGACCTTCACCCAAATTTGGGTGAAGGTCTGCCCGTGCTTGGGAGCACTTGTGGCAATCAACCCGAATTGGCCTGTCATTGAGCATGCTTGGGGCCCGATGTGGAACGCCAACGGCGGCGATATCCCCCTAGATCGCTACGTTGAGGTCACTGGCCGGGCAATCGGCACTGTCACCACAGGACGTGGTCGACAGTACGAGCTTGACCAGGTGCAGGCCGGAACGCTATCGGCGGTGTTGTCTAACACTGACGGTGCGCTTGATCCCATGAATGCCTCGGGTCCGTGGGCGGGCAATATACGGCCGTACCAGCCCTTCCGGATCCGGGCGCAGTACCCGCCAACTCCAAACCTCCTGACTCAGGTTCAGGCGACCGGCGGGGATCTGGGAGGCATTCCGACCGGCACGATCCCGAGCGGCAATGGTGGGATTGACGTCTTCACTAACACCGATCCCGCCGGTGGTTCCATCGTTGCTAGCGCGTCCGCATTTCGGGGGACGAACGTCTTCCAGTTCGCTGTACCCAGCGGAATCGCGGCGGCGGCCCTCATCTGCTGGACCTATCAGAATGCCGTAACCCCCGGTGCCACGTATTCCGTGCAAATGCAGGTTCGGAATGTAGTAGCGGGCACCTCAATTCCGGTACAGCTGTACATCGGGCAGTACAACGCGTCGGGTGGCTTTGTATCGAACACGCCCGGCTCGGTTGTCACGTTGACCGGAAGCCCCACGGCAGCATGGTCCACCGTAACGGTCACTGCCACGGCGCCGCAGAACACGTACGGAATGTACGTCGGACTCGTCGCAGCGTCCGCCGTAAGCACCACCTGCACGGTCCAGGTGGACGGGTGGCAGCTGGAGAAGGCGGCGACCCCGTCGACGTTCACCGTTCCCGGCATTACCTACCCGCTGTACGCCGGATTCGTGGAGCGCTGGCCGTCAAAGTGGGAAAAGGATGGCACCTACGGGGTTGTCAGCCCGACGGCCGTGGACGCGTTCGCTCTTCTGAGTCAGCGGATCCTCAAGGACCCCCTGACGCAGGAACTCTACTCGCGTTACCCGACCTACATTTTCCCGCTGTCTGATCCGCAGAACTCGCAAGGATTTGCGGACGCAACCGGCAATTTCCCGGCCGCCACGATCGGTGTCTCAAAATACGGCGCGGGATCCCTGACGTCGGGCAATCAGATCACCTCCGCATCCGCTGGCGGCACATTTACGGGGAGTACTGGCAGCGTCGTCACGCTCGCAAATCAGTACCCGGGCACCAACTTGGTTCCCGAGAACGCATCGTTTATCAGCCTCAGCAACGCAGGGATTACGGGCCCGTCTAATCCCGCGTGGTGGACGCGAATGCTTGCGTTCCGATATACCGGCCCCACGCCCACAGCTGCCGCTGTCATGTGGTCGGCTATGGATGGCCAGCGGGCAAACAACAACCCGTCAGGCTCACAAATTCAGTTCGGAATTAGCACAAGCGGCAACGTCTACGCGAACGTCGGCGGCCCGTCTGGAACCTACCAGCAAGTCGTCAATACGTCAGTGAACGTCTGTGACGGCAATTGGCACCTGATGCTTGTCTCGTGGGGCCCTTCCATCAACTATTTCGGGCTCGCTGTCGACAACGCGCCTATCGCGTACAGTACGGCGTCGGCGGCAAACAGCCCAACGGGAATCATCTCGGATTGCGTCGGTGCGTTTGTTGATGCGACTGTCGGTAACGGCACCACCTACGGATTTCAGGGCGATATTGCTTTTGCCGCCGAGTTCAACGCGTTCCTGTATCCGGCGGATGTCACGGCCATCTACAGCGCGTGGAAGAACAGCTTCGCTGGTGATAGCACGGACCAGCGGTACGCGCGGATCCTGAAATGGGCTGGCTACACAGGTGTGAGCGATATTGGCACTGGCAGACCCGCAGCATGGGCCCGGCAGTCACCGGCGGACAGGATGCCCTGTCGGCGCTTGCCGCTGTGGTCGAGACTGAGAACGGCGTGCACTACGTGAGTACTTCCGGCACGGTCACGTTCCGGGGTCGCGGGTACCGCTATAACAACAACACGCCAATCTACGTTTTCGGCGAAAACGGCAGCGCGGGGGAGTGGCCGTACGAGGAAGTTGAGCTTGATTACGACTCAACTCACCTTGCTAATCAGGTGACAGTCACGCAGGGTCCGACAAGTGCGCAGTTTATCGGCGTCGACCTCACGTCTCAGGCGAATTACTTTCCTCGAACGATGTCACGCACGGTGAATTCCACGAACGCGCTGGAATGCCAGGACGCCGCGAACTATTTGGTCAGCCGATACCACAAGCCGCTTACCCGAGTGACCACGCTCAAGCTCCATCCGTCGGCATACCCGGCACTGTGGCCCGTGTGCCTGTCGCTGGAACTCAACATGCGTGTGCGCATCATGCGGCGGCCGTTCGGTGCTCCGCCAATCCAGATTGATGCGTACATCGAGAACATCCAGTGGGACATTGACGACCAGAACGAAGCGGTCGTCACGCTCCAATGCTCGCCCGCCGACTTGACTCCTTACGGCGTTTTTGCCTCGTTCCACACCACGCTGTACGGCGCTGCCAGCGCGGGAGCAACGACGCTACAGCTCAAGCCTGGCAGCGACAGCACCAACCCCCTTGCCGCGCAGATCAGTTCGGGGCAACCGCTGATCCTAGACCCCGGCACCGCGAACGCCGAGACAGTCACCGTGCTGGCGGTCGGCTCCACTACGTCGGGGTGGACGAACGGCACGATCACGCTGACGGCGGCAACGGTCAACTCACACCCGGTAGGGGCGGTGGTCTGTGAGCCACTTCCGTCCGGTGTCACCAACCCGGCCGCATATGACGTGAGCGCGCGGTTCGACAGTAGCGCTTTCTCCTACTAGCGAGGAATTTTGGCTAATCCCTCTGTCCCCACGCTTGCCAGCGAAATCCCGGGGAACAACATCACGTCCGCGCTGTGGAACGGAAACGTCTACAACGGCCTCACCTACGCGCTGGGTGCACCGCTTTTTGTGGCACGCCAGCAGAATGCCCAGAGTTTCAACTCGGGCACGAATACGCCGGTCACGTGGGACACCATCGACATTGACCAGTACGGCGGCTTCAATGCGGCGGTGGATGCCACGAAGTACACGGTCCAGCAGCCTGGCTGGTACGAGGTTCTGTACAACGTCGCATGGGCCAACAACTCAACCGGCGCGAGATCAGCGTTCCTCATAAAGAATGGTGCGAATCAACCCGGATCGTGGTACACGTACGCCGCAGCAGCAAGCAACTACCCAACTTGCTCGGGGTCCTTCCGACTCAAGTGCGCTGTCGGCGACGCAATCCAGGTTTCCGTTCAGCAGACATCCGGCGCTGCCCTCTCAACTGCCAACCCCGGCGTAGGTGGCCCCTGGTGGTCCGTCCTTTGGTGCCACGTGTAGGAGTACTGATGACCAATCCTCATCCGGCCGTGGTTATGACGGTCAACGCCAAATGCAACCTGTGCGGTGCGGCGGCGGTGGTCCAGTGGCGCCGTCGGCTCACGGCTACCGAACTAGCGGCATATGACGCCAAGGTGCAGGCGGAGCGGACCCGGCTAACCGCAATCAGCGATCCGGCGAATCCGCCGGTATTCGGCCCGCTCCCCACCTCAGATGACGTGGCTATCGCCGTGTATGCGTGCGTGCAGCATGCCGTGAGTCTCCAGAGTGCTTCGCTGGTTCACGCGGCCATCTGCACGGCGCCAAATGCAGCGAACCTGCCCAACTGCGACTGCACGCCGGAAACGGCACCTCCGCCGGACCCGACGCCAACCCCCACCCTCCCAACGGGCTGGTGAGCCATGGCAGACGACCCCCTGGGAGTCACCATCTCCGCGCGGGAGATTTACGACGAAATCGTCGGCATGCGTGCGGATGTCCAATCGCTTGCGCAGTCCAATGCCAGCTCCAGCGCGACTCTCGCCGACCACGAATCACGGATCCGCGCTGTGGAGCGGTGGAAGTACGGCGTACCGGCGGCAACCCTGAGCGGCGTGATCGCCACGGCCGTAGCGCTCTACTCCGTCATCAAGTAAAAGGCTTGCACTCTATGACTAAGGCACGAGAGATCAATGAGCGACTAGGCGTACTGATCACGCGCGCTGTCGGAAGCATGTGGTGTGCCTATGCGTTCGCTGGGCTCACCCTCACTTCGCTTCCCGACAACGTGGATTCACTCGCGCATTTCATTCAGTGGCTGTCCACGTCATTCCTGCAATTGGTCCTGTTGTCCATCATTCTCGTTGGGCAGGACCTTCTAGGGCGTGAGTCGCTGACCCAGCAGACGGAGACTCACGACGCCGTCATGGTAAGTCTGCGACTTGTTCGCGAGGATCACGCCGCCATGGCCGCATTGGTGGCCGACCTGCACGCACTACACATCTCAGAGGAGAAGTAATGTCCCCCATTTCCGGCAAGGTGACTGCCTCCACGGTTGCCGCATCCATCAGTACCCTGGTGTTCTCCATCGTGGCCCCGCACGTCTTCCCGCATGGCGTCCCGTCGGACGTGGAGGGACTGGCCGAGACCGTCATCACTGCGGGCGTGACCTTCGTGTCCGGCTACCTGGCGCGCCACGGCGTTACGCAGGCCGTGGAGAAGGAAGTTGAGAAGGTTGTGACCCCGCCGGTTGCTGGCTGAGCTTCACCCAAATTTGGGTGAAGGTAGAAGGAGAGAGCATGGCACGGCAGAACATCGCACTCATGGGTCGGGCGCGCAGCGGGAAAGACACTGTTGCCGCCCGGCTTGTGGAGGCTCACGGCTATACGCGGGTTGCGTTCGCCGACCCACTCAAGGATGTGGCGTACGAGCTTAACCCGATCATTTCCGGCGCTGGCTTTTACGGGTCGGTCCCCATTCGACTGCAATCGGTGATTGACCGGCGCGGGTGGGAATGGGCGAAAGACCACTATTCAGAGGTCCGGCGCCTGTTGCAGCACCTCGGACAGTCGGTCCGGGATCGTTCTTCCGGGTTCTGGATTCAGCAAGCCTTGATCACTATTTCCGAGGCTTCCGGTCCGGTGGTTGTCACGGACTGCCGCTACCCCAATGAGGCTGCTGTTCTCAAGCGCATGGGGTTCCGCATGGTTCGAGTCATCCGACCGCACCACACAGACGGCACCCCCGAACACGAGAGCGAGACCGCCCTAGACGGCTACCCAGCGGACGTGGAGCTGACCAATGGAGGAACTTTGGGATACCTGCGCGTGCGCGCTGACCTGCTATGACGTACTGGCCCCCGCTTCGGCGGGGGCTTTCGTCGTTTCGGGGGCTTGCGCTGATATCCCGTCAACCCCTAGTGTCGTCTCAGCAACAACACGACAGACCAAAGGGGAGAGCAGTGCGCACCTACACCATCCGGTACAACCGGGCCACGAACCACATCGACGGCATCGGCGCCCGCACGACCAGCGGTGGCAATGACATGGGCGACCACGTGTCCTACTACGCGCTGAAGGCGTGCGGATCGCTGACCCGTTCCGGCTCGAACATGGCCGTCAGCAAGTCGTTCGAGTCGCTGGCGGAGGCTCTGGAGTACGCCCGGAAGCTCGGCGGCCGGAAGCTCTGCAAGACGTGCGAAAAGGCTGCGGAGGCTCTGCTGGCGGCTGAAGCCGAGGCGGCGGAGGTTGAGGAGGTTGAGGAGGTTGAGGAGGTTGAGGAGGTTGACGCGGTGTACGGCCCGATCTGGGACGCCGAGCTGGCGGTTCGGGGCGAGAGGGCAAGCGCAACGTTTGGTGACCTTGAGACCCTGGCGCGTGCTCCGCGAAACCTGAAAGCGGCGCAGGAGAAGCTCTACGCGCTGATTGAGTCCCTTACGTTGGATGAGCTTCGCGAGTATGGCGCGTACAGGAGGGAAATTCGCGAAGCGCACAAGGCTGCGGAGGCTCAGTTGGCGGCGGAGACGGAGGAGGTTGCGCACGCTTCGTGCCCGACGCACCCGTGGGCGAGCGGCCGCATGGGTGACGAGAAGTACCACAGCGACGCACGCTGCATCACGGACCCAGAGGGTAGCAAGGCACCGCAGTTCGTTCGCCGCGAAGATGGCCCGCGCAGTAACGAGGGGTGGCTCTACGACGCCGCCGGAACGCGCTACTACTTCCACTACTTCAGCTTCCGCCCGGTTCAGGTATTCGCGGGGTATGACGGCCCGTACGGGCGCATTGGCGAGGGTCTGAACGGAAAGCAGGTTGCGGAGATGACGATTATCGAGTTGCAGGAAATCCCCGCGAGCTAGCGTCGAAACGGGCTCTGGCCCGTCCGTCCGGGATTCGCCACCCGGCGCTGACGAGACAGGCGAAAGGGGAGAGCAATGAAGGTACGTATTGTGATGACGATCGACGTCGACCCGGACGAGTGGGTGGCGGTCTACGGAGGCAGGCGGGATGGGGTGCGCGAGGATGTCAAAGATTACGCGTTCCACAACGTGGTGGAGTCAGCAGGCATCAAAGAGTCGGGCGCTACCGTCACGCTGGTGAAGTAGTGGCCGCCAACAGGCTCCACGTATCCCGCGTGCTTCGCGCCGCTGGCTTCCGGCCACGGCATGGCCAGCGCATGAACGGCCCCGGCGGCTATCGGTCGGCACAGGACGGCGTCCGGGTTCGGGTAAGCCACTGGTTTGGGCCTGAGGCTGATTACATGCCCGACGACGAACGGGATGCTCTCAGGGCCGAATTCCTCGAAGACTACAGGCTGGCACTCCTGCGCGAAGGGTACTTGGTGGAGCTGAGCCACGGTGCACTGTATGTGACGGTGTAGGGCTTCACCCAAATTTGGGTGAAGCTGACACGCCCACTGACCAGCAGATTTGTGCTGACGGGTCGTCAGGGCGTAGAGTTGTACCAACAGCACGGCGCAGGGCCGGGCAAGGGGAGAGGGTGGAAGTCATGGTTGCAAATGTGGTCAGTGTCCGGGGTGGCAAGGTGCACATGGGAACTGACGGCATGGGCAAGCACGCATTCCCGCTCTGCCGGACCGGCGGTATGACCAACAGTGGGACGAAGTACCGTGAAACCAGTGATGACGTGACGTGCCGTGTTTGCGCCACGTTCATCGATGGCAACGCGTCCAACAATGGAGAGAAGGAAGAAATGGCTGCGAAGGAAGACAAGGCCGCGAAGGAAGCGAAGTGGGCCGAACTCGGTGAGAAGATCACCGCGTGCATCGAGCGCATCAAGCCCTTGGCGATCGAAGGCAACACGGATGCCGCTCAGGCGATCTTCAAGGATGAGGTAGAGATGCTCATCCCGCAGATCACCGGCGAAGGGGCGATGGCGGAGCGCAAGAGGTGGCGCGCGCTGGCCGAGGCGGCGTTGGAGGCGAAGCCGGAGATTACGCCGAGTAGCGAGGTGGCTACTGCCCCGCAGGCTGCCGAAGTGGCATCGCTGGAAACCCGCGACTACCACGACATTGAAGGCGTTAGCGAGATGGTCGCAAACGCTACCGCCACGCTGGCAGAGGGTATCGAGCACCAGCGCGCGGCCACGTCCCTCGCAAAGCAACTGGCAGCTTCCACTCTGACCATCGGCACCCTGATGACCAACCCGGAGGGGAACCCCGACCTTCGGACCCAAAGCCAGGGTTTCCGCGACATGATGACTCAGATCGTGGCTGACGCGCTGGTGCAGGCAGGCTACAAGGAGGGTGACAAGGACACCGCCCGCGCTGCTAAGAAGCTGGGCAAGTCCATCGCCTACCAGCGCGGCAACCTGCGCGTGAAGTACATCCGGACGCTCGCCGACACCCCGGAAGAGCGGGAGAAGTTCGGCCGGGTACTGGAAGCCTTCCCGAACCACAGCGTTGAAGACGCAATCTTCGAGTACTACAACCTTGACAGTGCGTCGGAGCTGGAGAAGACGAAGGAGCGCGAGGATGCAAGGCGCGCGCTTGCCTCGGCATCGCTGGCTGAGCTGACGGCCGCTATCGCCGAGCCCGACATGCCCGCCGACTACGACGAGGATCACGACGAGGAAGAGGAGGACCAGGAAGACGCACAGAAGGGCGGCGGCGAACCCATCGTGACCCCGGGTGAGAAGACACCCCGGAAGAGCCTGTTTGAGCGCCTGTCGGAGGCGGCCGTCAGCGTCGACGACAAGTTCACGGACTTCGAGGACAAGGTCGCTAAGCAGCTTGACCCGAAGAAGCTCAACAAGGTAGCGGACGAAGACGTGGCCGCCCTCGAAGCCGAGATTGCCACACTCAAGGGGAAGGTGGGCGCGCTGGGCATGACCATGGTCGCCATTACGCGGGCCCTTGAAAAGGCCGAAAAGGAACTCAAGGCGCGGAAGGTTGTCGTTGGCTCCGCCGAAGCGAGCGCGAGTGGCAGCGAGGAGGGCGACGACGCCGACGAGTAGCAAGCACGGGCCCCTGTTCTACCGACAGGCAGGGGCCCGCTCCGTAGGCAAAACCAAGTCAAGGGGAGAGACATGTTCGACAAAGCTTCGGAAAACCTCGTGTGGGAAATCCGCGACCTGCTCCGTGAGGTGGGCACGGAAGATGGCAAGCTCTTGGACGAAGCCCTTGGCTGGCTGCTCGATGCTAAGGGCAAGACCGCTGAAGACTTCCTCGCAGAGCTCGATGTGTCCGCCGACCGGAGCGAAACGGGCTTCATTGAAGTTGATCAGCTGTCGCACGTGGTTGACCCGGTCGGGGATATGTTCACCACCATTTCGGGGAAGGACCTGGGCGGGGTGTCGCTCAAGCTTTCCCCGTACTGGCAGTACAAGTGGTGGGTGGTGCTGACGGAGCTGTGGCTGGATCGACCGGCGCCGGAAAAGGCGTAGAGAAGCCCTGAGCGCCCCGTAGACGCCCGTTCAACCCCCGGTCG